AAAAAGTCCATAGTTGTATCACCCTGATATTTGTCTTGTTCTACCGGTATTCCATTATAGGACATAGTAATATGCCCTGCGTCATATCGTGTTTCAATTTCAGAATATCTCTGGAACTGTGCTAAATAGTTTTTAAGCACTCTGTATGCTCTGTAACCTGATAAAATAACTTCTGGTTTCTTGCCTGATTTAAGGTCAACCCTCTGTATTGCTTGTTCCATAATTTCATCATCTAATGCCACTCCGTTAGCATCAATAGCACCGGGATTAAACCAAGTGTTGTTTGCTCTGTTTACTCCATAGATAGTGTTGTTGGGTGTCATAATAGCGTCAAGCCCTGTTATTTCTAATCCATAAGAACCCGAAATACAGATTGCGTCACCTATTGCGGTTGCTGCTGTTAATGCTGGAGTAACAGTAATCGTGCTGTTAGCTTCGTCTATTGCAACAATAGTGTGACCTACGTTTTCGGCTGCGGGTGTGGCACCTGACGTGTCTACTGTGTCAATTACCATGCCTTCTGCAAAGTATCTTGTGTTGTCTACTGCTATAACAGTTTCACTTATTGGTTCAACTGCGGTACAAAGTGCCAATGTTCCCGTTCCATCACCGAACATTTGACGGTTAAGATTGTCTTTTGCATCTCTAAACATTTCTTTCATTTCAAGGTCTAAAGCGTTCACGAATGAAGCTCCTGTTGCACTTGACTTAATTAGTCTGTCGGACAATGAAATTCTTGCATACAAGTTTTTAGGCACTACATTAATTTGTAACCTGCTTGCTGCTGCTGCGGTAGGCAATGTTCCTAATTCTGTCCTTGAACCAATACCTCCGCTTCTACCGAATGTTACGAGGAATGTTTCGTTTGCTCCCATTGAAGGAGAAGTATTTTTCTCCATTAATTTGTAGAAGTAAGACAGTTCCTCGTTTAATTGGCTCTTAAAGCCGGGAAGGTAGTCATTCTGCAATATTGCGTTTAAATTTGCTATTGATATAGTCATTTCCTCTCTCCTTTTTTATAAATATTTAACAGTTTAATGTCTTGTTTAGGACAATAAAAAACACCTACATGGTGTTTATTGCTGATTTAACATTTGTAATCTTCTTATTGCTGATAATTTTGCTTCTTTCATGTTCTTTGGAAGCTCTCCGGTACTTGCAGGAATTTGTGTTCCCGTCTGGTTGTTCCCCATTAAAGGCGGTAATTCTTTTCCTGTTCCGTTATTCAATCCCTGTTGATACTCTTGAATTATTTGCTGTTTGATAGCTTCATTTTGTAGCAACTGATTTTTTAAATCCTCGTTACCAAGTATTCCTTCGACTAAGTTTCCACCATTACCAAGCAATGAATTTGATATTACGGTTTTATAAGCTATGCCAAGTGGGTCTTGAGTATTTACCAATCCGGGATTTTCTTGTATCACTTGAACTATCTGTGGTAAATATTTTTGTGCTTCCGGATTGGCTGACATGAAATTTCTAACATTGTCTTGCCATGATAACCTGTTGTTTAAACTTTGCGTCTGTTGAATTAATGGGTCGTACTGTTCTTTAATTTCATTTAATGCCTGTTGTTTAGCTTCCTCTTGAATACGTCTTACAAACTCTATCGGATTGCTTTCAAATTGCTGTCTTATCTGCTCGTTTTGTTCTTCGATTTGTTCCTGTGTTGGCTGGTTCATTCTCTGTTCAATCGGTGCAAGCCTTTGATTTAATGTTTGGTCTATTCTGGCTGACAAATTGTTGACTAAACTATTAATATCAATAGGCGGTTGCTGTGGTTGTGCCTGTGGCGGTTGTCCTTGCGGTTGTGGCTGTTGGCTGTGCTTGTCCTTGCTGTTGTGGTACTCCACCATCATTAAACAACTGCAATTTTAGTCCTTGTAAAAACTTACTCATCATAATCCTCCATTCTGTTCTTCTAAATTAATTGGTTTACCTTGTTTTTGTGGTTGCATTTGCATTTGTTGTTGCATCATTGCTTGTTGTATATATTGCATATGTTCTGCTATATGAGCTTTGAATATCTCTTGAATTTCAGGCGGCAATACCTCAAATTCTGAACTTAGCATAAATTCTCTATGCGTTTCTACCGCAACATCATGCAACTCGAAAAACTCTACTGGCTGTGGTTGTCCCATTGACATTTTTATATTTTGTTCATTACTCTTTGTTTTTTCAATCCGCTTGGAATCCATTCCGACATTCGTGTCTCCAAATTCAAGCATTTCAAGTATTTTACTGTCGTCAATCACTCCTCTTTCATCTCTAAACATACCGTACTGCAATAAATTAATTATTAGATTTCTTCTCTGTGATAAACTTTCGCTTATCCTTGCAACACCTTCGATAATAATATCGTCTGCTGTTATAGTGTTTTTGTTCCAATAAATTGTTTTAACTGAATTTACTTGTCCTGTTATTCTAAGTATTCTTTCGTTTTCTGCAAATTGTTTATACAGATATAATGTTTGTCTTGCCACCTCTAACATACTGTCTTGAATACCAACTGCCGTTAAATGTAGTCTCGTTTCGTCTTGTTCGTTTAAAATATTTAATGCCCTTCCGCTTTCAACTCCCGTCGGTACTGTGCTATCTCTTGATATTTCACTCACTCCACTTATTTTAGTGAAGTTTACTAAATCGGTTTGCTCTTGGTTGAAAAACTCCGCCGGCATGCCTTGAGATTGCATATATGTAGGAATTTGCGTTCCGTCTGATTTATTATAAATAAGCATATCTCCCGGTGCTATTCCTTCGCTGTCAAGGTTATTTAATTCTGCGGTAGCTGCGTCTACGATAACAACTCCTATTGCAGCAGATTTCATATATTCGCTTATACGGTTTTTAATGGCATTGTAACGTCTTTGAACAGGTATTAAGCTGTCGATAATAGTTTTCCCCCAAAAGTACCCCGGTCTAATGATTGAACGCTGTAAAACAAATGGTAACGCTCTATTGTTGTATTTTGAATTAATATACGGTAAATCTCCTTCATATAAAAGCTTATCGTGATAATCGCAACATATAATTAGTTTCCCGTCAGGAAATTCCTTTGAAGGTATCTCGTAATATTCATACAACATTATTACTTCGTCTTTTTGTTTTGAATCAACTCCCATTTTAGAGTTATTAAGATTAAATAAAGCATTTCTGCCAAATATGTTAAGTTTAGTTCCTTGTAAATCCACTCCAAAGGTATCGTATATATAATCAACATCAACTGCCCTTGCATGGATAATTGATTTACAGTATTTAATATCGGAATTATACGAACTGTCGGGAAATATCTCAAAAGGTGAACATACTACATTAACCGGTTCTCCTTCTCTCTGATAGACGGGTCTGCCTTCATTGTCCATAGTAAGTCCTAACTTCATTCCCTCATTTGGGTTCCAAATATTTTTCCATATTGCCGTTCCCGTAGTTTCGGCCCATGCGTTAGCGGTAGATTGTGCTTTGTTTAATTCGTTGCTATTTGCCCATGAATCAAGTATTTTTGTTGTTATATAGGCATTATTAACATCATCTGCGTCTTGACTTGAAGGTCTTGCTTTGTATATTTGATTTAACCTTGACAGTTTTGCTAACCTTGTAAGCCATATAGGCAAGATATGATTGTATGCTTCTCTTTCCTGTGCTTTTAACAGTTTAGGATATTCAACTAAGTCATTTGTAATATTACAAATATACTGGTATTGCTCTCCTTCGATAAAAGCCATATTTAATTGCCATCTTAACTCAAAGTACAAACGCTCCATACGTCTACGCTCATATTCATTTTTTACATAGGAAATTTTATCAGTTTCGGTAATCAATCTTCTTTTATGCCTTCGTGGCTTCTTTTCGTCATAATGCTTATAAGCAAAACCTTGCATAAATTGTAAAGGAGTGCTTATTTTTCCGTATATGTCGTTATACAAATTTCATCACCACCTTTCGTGGTTTATTTTTAATTAAGAACTCCGTTGTACTTATCATCACCCAATATTTCAGCATCAGTAAGTATTTTAGGTTCTTTTGACTTTGTTAAAGTTACATATTCAGGTGTGTTTTTTGCCATAATCCTGTTGAGATAGTCTGTTCTCTCTACGCTAAACTGCTTGTCTTTTTTATTAAGACAAATTACTAAAAAAATAACGGTTATTGCAAATATCGCAAATAAAACCGCTACGAATATCATTAAATTGTTTATATCCATTTTACCTCCTATTTAAATCTTAGTATGTTATAAATTTGCCTTGAATTTTGTCCTTGNAATACATATTCGCCAATTAGCGTCTTGGAAAGTTGAACCACCGCCATCCAAACTTATAGCAATATCATACGGTTCTTCACCTGTTGAAATTAATTTAATTAAATCACCATGTGTAACACTTGGAACAGTTAATAAATAACATTTATTTAATCGTTTATTATAACCTAATACCGTCTTATTTGCTTTCCTTAAAACGTCTGAAAAGTCTTTCCATTTACCATTTGAAGCATATCCCGCCTTAAAACCTTCCGTTACAGGGGAGTAATAAAACTTAGGGTCTTGAGTATTTCTTAAACCTAACCCTCCAACTGCTAATCTAACATTTGCGAGATTAAGTTCAGATAAATTCTTGATACGTTTCATATCAACTTTACCGTCTTTGTAAATTATGAACACCGATTGAGGACAACCAAAATCTTTGTAATGGTTAGCGACACTCTGATAAGCAACTCCATTTTCATATAAAATGCTTGTAGGATGAGTTTTTCCGTTACCTTGTAATACAAAGAACACGCCATTAGTACAATTAGTAAATTCTGTTATATCCCAAATTCGCTTATCAACGACTTCATTAGTTAAATCTTCGGGACTATCTTTTAATTCAGTCATTCCATTGCTATATCGAATAAATTCTGTTTTTGTATTTTCAACTTTTTTATCTTGATTAATCCCAAAGTATTCAAGTATACCTGCAACTATCTCATCCGCACATTCTTGTCTGAATTCTTCTGTTTTTAATAAATTAGCTTCTTCTAGGTTAGTCATGAAAGCACATTCAACCAAACAGCTTGTCATATTGCCCCTTAGAATGTCAAAGCATATCTCTTGAACACCTCTATCAACTTGTGTAGTTCCTTGCTTTAAATGCTTATGTATCGTTTCTGCAAGTTTTCTTTCGGCAGGAGGGGATGAACAACAAAATGTACTTACACCTTTTGCATTATTAAATGATTTTCCATCTCCGTAAGCATTAGCGTGAACAGATATTAAAATACATTTACTGTTTTCTTTGCCAAAGTAATTTTGGTGGTCTTGCCATGCTCTGTTTGCTCGTGCAATTCTTGTGTTTAAAGGAACATCATAATTTTCTTCTGCTGTAAATGCTACATCAAAATTCGGTATTCGTTTTAATTTCTTGTAAATCAATGCAACAACGGCATCGTTAAAATCATTTTCGTGCATAAATGTTCCGTCAGGGAATATAGGCGTTCTTTTACCAAGTGTTTTGTCACCATGCCCATCATCTAATATAACTAAATATCTCATTATTTCACCTCCTATTTAGTTTCTATTGTCAAGCTCAGGAATAGCTTGAATTAATTTATATCTTTACCCCTTCTTATCAAGACCAAGGAAAATCAGTCATAATATCTCTTAAATCTATACTTTTTAACTCTCTTATCTCCCCGTCTTTCTATCACATCCACTGTTACAATTACTTACATTTCATAATCAGTCATTAAATCTCTTAAATCTATAGTTTTTAACTCTTGTATCTCTCCATAAATTGAAATATTAAAATAAAAAAGAGACCTTTTTAAAAGTCCCTTAGTCCACTACCACCTAGTATAATATCAATAGTTCGTTCTAGTTCTACAATTTTGTTTTCTAATATTTCAATTTTGTCTGGTTCTGGTTCTGTTGGTTCTGGCATATTCTCAATTTTATATTTCTTAATTACTTTATCTTCTAATATCTCATAACCATCATTTGTTAAATATTGAGTGTTTTCATCATATTCAGGTTGTATATCTTCAAGCGGTAACCAACCTTCCTGTTTTAAAACTTCTTCGGGCAATAAATAATAACCACTTACTGTTCTACCGTCTTTTAGTGTACCTGTTTTTGGCAAACTATATTGTTTTATTTTACCTTCTATAACTTGTATCATTTTATCACCTTCCTATTTTACAACAAATATTAATGCCGACGGTTTATTACTTGAATTGTTAAATCTATCTGCATCTGCTTGAGTTCTAGCATACCCTGTAGTAGCACTAGAGTCACGGAACATATCGGTCATACTACTAACGTTGGAAGTATCAAATGAACTTAAATCAAGTGTAGTGGCACGAGAGTTACGGAACATATTATTCATATTAGTAACATTGGAAGTATCAAATGAACTTAAATCAAGTGTAGTAGCCTTAGAACTAAAAAACATACTATTCATATTAGTAACATTGGAAGTATCAAATGAACTTACATCGAGTGTAGTAGCACTAGAATCATAGAACATATAACTCATATTAGTAACATTGGAAGTATCAAATGAACTTAAATCAAGTGTAGTAGCACTAGACCTATAGAACATGTAACCCATATTAGTAACATTGGAAGTATCAAATGAACTTAAATCAAGTGTAGTAGCACTAGAACCAAAGAACATACTATTCATACTAGTAACATTGGAAGTATCAAATGAACTTAAATCAAGTGTAGTAGCACGAGAGGCATGGAACATATTATTCATACTAGTAACATTGGAAGTATCAAATGAACTTAAATCAAGTGTAGTAGCACGAGAGGCATGGAACATATAACTCATACTAGTAACATTGGAAGTATCAAATGAACTTAAATCAAGTGTAGTAGCAATAGAAT